ATGGCGCCGCGCAGACAATCACGTCGCACCGTCGATGCAGCCTCTCTTGAGATCGAAATCGAGCGTCTCCGTGATCTCGATCTCAAGGCCCTTCGTCTCCGTTGGCAGGGCGTGGCGGGTCGCTCAGCTCCCGTTCACCTGCCCAAACATCTGTTGTTCGCCATGCTCGCCTATCGCATTCAGGCCGATGCCTTCGGCGACCTCGATGCGGGGATGGTACAGATCTTGAAGACTGTCGTAGGATCAGAGGGATCGGCTGCAATCACCAGGCTGACCGACAAGGTCGATCAGCGCAACCAGGAGCTCACGCCGGGCGCCATCCTGACCCGCGAATGGAAGGGCCGTGACCATCGGGTCATGGTGCTCGCCGATGGCTTTGGGTTTGAGGGCAAAACCTATGACAGCCTGTCCAAGGTCGCCCTTGCCATCACCGGGACCAGATGGAACGGGCCGAGGTTCTTTGGCCTGCGAGCTGCAACTGCGAAGCCGCAATGACGTCTGGTAAATCGGTGTCTGGCAAATCCGTCCGGTGTGCGATCTATACCCGGGTTTCGACCGATGCCGGGCTCGATCAGGAATTCAACTCGCTCGATGCTCAATACGATGCATCCGAGGCCTATATCCGTAGTCAGACGCATGCGGGCTGGACGCTGATCAGGGCGCGCTATGACGATGGCGGGTTTTCGGGCGGATCAACCGACCGCCCTGCCCTGCAAAAGCTACTCGACGATGTCCGGGCCCGCAAAATCAATGTCATCGTTGTCTATAAAGTCGACCGCCTGACACGCTCTCTGGCCGACTTCGCCAAGTTGGTTGAGCTGTTCGATGCTCATAACGTGTCATTTGTCTCGGTGACCCAGCAGTTCAACACCACAACATCGATGGGCCGTTTGACCCTGAATGTTCTTCTGTCCTTCGCCCAGTTCGAGCGCGAGGTCACTGCCGAGCGCATCCGCGACAAGATCGCCGCCTCCAAGCGCAAGGGCCTCTGGGTTGGAGGCATTGTGCCGCTCGGTTACGCGCTGAGCGATGGCAAGCTCTCCATTCACCCAAACGAGGCAAAAACCGTTCGGCTCATATTCGAGCGCTACCTTGAACTAGGAAGCGTCAATCGCCTGGTCGCCGATCTCAAGAGCAAGGGACTGACCTCCAAGGTCCGCAAGCTCTCGACCGGTGCCGTCAGGGGCGGCGTTCCCTTCACCCAGGGGCCGCTGTTCTACATGCTGCGCAACCGGTTCTATATCGGCGAAGTGGCATTCAAGGGTGAGGTGCTGCCCGGGCCGCAACCGCCTTTGCTCGAGCGATCCCTGTTCGAGGCCGTCCAGGCGAAACTGACCGAACAATGGTCTCATCGGACCAGAGCCAGGCAAAAATCCAAAGCACTTCTCTCCGGATTGCTGTTCGACGGAACTTAGGGCCATCGCAGAGGCTACCCGGCGCGGTCCTAATAGGAAGTGGCCCTCGTACCGTTGCTTGAGCTTCTGGGCCGATCTTGCCGACCGCCTTGACCGTATCGCGGCGGAGGCGTGGTCATGAGCGAACAGCGCAAAAACGTTCGCGAGATGCTGGAACTGAAGTCCGGCGCATTCATACGGACGCGCGAAATTAAGGACGCGGCCACGGCCAATAGCGCCTTAGCGGTCGTGAAAATGGAATTGAAGGAGGCTCTCTGCGGATTGTCTCCGCTGTTCACAAAGGAGGTGCTGCTGGCGGTCTGCATGGCGGTGATGGACGAGGACGACGACCCCGACGGCCCGCAGACAAAACTCTATTGTGATCACAGCGACGAGCAGGCCGAGGCGTTGGCCAATGGGGCGACGCCATGAAGCGCACCGCCTCAAAGGTCATTGTCGACCTTGCTGTCTACGAGGGCCGCCAGCTTCTAGGCCACGTCCTCGAAATGGACGACGGGGAGCACCAGGCCGTCACTGTAGACGGTGAGATCATCGGCTCATTCCGATCCCGCATTGAGGCCTCCAAGGCCATCAGTGGGGTGGCGGCATGAAGGCCAAACCCGACGTCATCGGCAGCTACACCGTAGCGTGCGACAACCAGATCGTCGGCTTCATCGTTGCCTTGGATGACGGCACCTTTCGGGCCGTTGACTCGGATGGAGAGACCCTTGGCACGTTCAGGAAGCTGAAGGTCGCGTATCGGCGCGTCGCAGCGTTGCTGGTCGCCTGATCATGGTCCCTTCCCTGGAATCAATGGCAGCGAGGGCCGGAGGCCGCGTTATGCGCGGTCGGAAGGCGTATGTCGCCGCGCCGTTCCCGGGGAAGAAGAAGACCGACCGCAGCGTCCACATCTGGGACAATGGCGACGATATCGGGATCAAGGTGTTCCGCGACAACGTCGATGAGATTGCCTTGAAGGACCACTACCGCCGTCTGTTCGGCATGCCCGCGTGGCAGCCCAGGCGCCGGAAGCCTCGCAAGCCCAAAGCCGTTCCGTTTGCCGTCAGGAACCACTTCTTTGGCGAAACGCTGGCCGTGTGTCGCTTCCGCAAGAAGATAACCCCGGACCAGTTCGCGCTACTCATCAACGACCTGCGGCTCCGTGGGGATGCCAGGGACGCCATCAAATACGTCCGCGAGTTCGGTTTGCCGATGTCAGACCTCGAGCAGTGCATGCGCGCGACGCCTCGGCATTACACCGCCGACGAGCGCGCGAAGATCCTCAACCTCACCTATGCGGAGCGGCAGCACCTGGGGTTGCGCCGGACTGGCTCCATTGATCTCGACAAGGCCGGACGCGAGCGTGCCCGGCGAGACCGTTACAACGAGAAGCGACGCGCTATCCGCGCAGGCGCTCGACGTGCTGGCGTCAATAAGACCAGCCAAGTTCAGGGAAGACTACCTAAGAAGAAGGTAGAGGTTAAATCATCAACAATCAGGATCGTTAGTATGGATGATTACCGAGAGGATAGGCCGAAAGAGCAGCCGTTGCCGGCAATTCCGCATGAGCAGCTTGCCGAAATGCGATTACTCGACGAATTGGGCGACGGAGATCCGGATCGAGGCGTTCGAATTGCGATTGCCATGGGCGACGCGAAGTTCTGTTGGCTGCGGCGAGAGTTGATGCGAGGGTCGCTGTACCCGAGCACGATCCGGGCGGCCGCGAGAGGTCGACGGCATGCAGCATGAGGCCCTCCTCCCGCTGGATATTTTGCCCCCGGCCCCGATCCTCGTCGAGAACGACGACGTGATCGTGTTGAAGAACGCTGTGCGGCTTGTTGCTCGGAACGAACGAACGATCCGCCGGTGGTGCCATCGTTACGGTATCGCCCGCCAAGCTGGCCCTGCCGCTCCGCTGGAGATCAGCGCTCCGGCGTTGGTGATGGTCGCACATGGTGACATCGTTGCCTTAGAGCTTCTCCGCTCCGGTGACCGAGAGCATCCCCGCGTGCGCCGCTATTTCGATCACGTCGGCATGTCGGTGCACCGGCCTCGGCCGCTCTAAATGAATGTGTGCCAAGCGTGGCACACTTTCGCAGGCCCCGGTCAGACTATTTATCAAACTTGATAAACATATCCCGCTCCCCCATCCGCCGAACTGCCCTCTGAAAGTTTGCAGAGCTCTGCAAACTCTCCGATGTCGCCCTCTAAATCGTCCGAACGTGTCCACACGTGTCGAGTATGCGCGCCAAAGATGATGTGTTCGATTGTGGCCATGAGCCGTCGGACATCAATCGTCAATCTCTCACTTGCCGGAGCGCGCGTAACAGCGCCATGCCGCGATGCGATCTTCGCCGCCGCTGATCGCGTTGGCGTCGGTGTTTCCGAGTTTTGCATCAGAGCCGCTGCCGAGAAGCTGATCGAAGACGGCGCCGAGATTCCCGGGGTGTTCGAACCCGGCGATGTGGGCGGCATTCGATGAAGATGCCGCGCCTGATCGCCAGGATCTTTCAGCGCAGTTACGAAGGAGCCGCCGGTGGTCGACGCTGGCGCGGTCAGCCGGACATGCCGGTCACCTTGGCCGCGATGAATGCGGCACGCGGCCCTCTCGCTCGACGCGCTCGGTATCTCGCCGCCAACAACGCACTAGCAGCGTCCGGCGTTGAAGCCTGGGTCTCCGCACTGGTCGGCAGCGGAATTAAGCCACAGAGCGGACATGCTGATCCCGCGGTCCGTGGCCGCCTTAATCTCGCGTTCGAAGCCTGGACCGATGATGCCGACGCCGACGGCCTCACCGATTACTACGGACTGCAAGGCGTCCTTGTTCGCCGCATGGTCGTCGACGGTGAATCCTTCGCTCTGAAATTAAACGCCCCCGAGGGCCTGCGGCTTCGCCTGATCGACTCCGATCAGGTCGACGCAAGCTTGAACCGCGAACTGGCGGGCGGTGCGCGGATCATCCAAGGCGTCGAATTCGATACCAGCGGCCGGCGGGTCGCCTATCACATCCTGCCAGACCGATCGGGAGCCCCATTCGCTCAACTGGCGCTGACGCCACGTCGCGTTCCGGCGGAAGATGTCGTGCATATGTTCAGGCCGGAAACGCCCGGACAGGTACGCGGCATCAGCTGGTTTGCGCCGGTGTTGCTCCGCATGGTGGACCTCGATAGTTGGCGCGATGCGCAGCTCGTCAGACAAAAGATCGGGGCTCTGCTCACCGGCTTCATCACCAACGGCGACGGAAGTGGTCAGCCATTCGAAGGCGAGCAGAACGGATCGAACCTGGTCGGAGGTCTGGAACCTGGCACCCTGAAATTCCTCGATCCGGGCCAGAGCGTGACGTTCAGCACGCCGGCCCGCATCGGTACAGAAGTTATTGACTTCGCGAAAATCACCGAACGTGAGATCGCGGTTGGCCTCGGCCTGCCGGCATCGGTACTGACCGGCGACCTATCAGACGTGAATTACAGCAGCATCCGCGCTGGCTTGGTCGAGTGGCGTCGTCGCGTCGAAGCCATCCAGCACAATGTCATTGCGTTTCAGGCTCTCCGCCCAATCTGGCGCCGATGGGCGGCAACCGAAGTCCTGAGCGGTCGCGTGGCGACTACGCTCGATGCCGTGATGCCGGTGAAATTCATCACTCCGAAACAGCAATGGGTGGATCCGTGGAAAGACGTCCAGGCCGAGCTTGATGCCATCGCCGGCGGCCTGATGTCCCGACGCGAGGCAGTCACCTCCCGCGGGGTCGACATCGAGGCGCTCGACGCTGAAGTTGCCGCCGACAATGCCAGGGCCGATGCGCTCGGCTTGACCTTCACCGCACCGACGAAGCCTCAAACAGTGGTGGCCGCATGACGGAAATTCTCACCCGCGAAGCGCCGGTCAAGGCATCGAGCTGGAACGCCGAGCAGCGCACGTTCGACGTCGTGCTCTCGGTCGGCGTCGCGGTGGAGCGTCACGACTTCTCCGGTCCGTACGACGAGATCCTGGACTTGCGCGGCGCAACGGCGCCTTCGCTCTTGCCCCTGCTCGACAGCCACAACCGGTCCGGTCTGGAAGGCCGGCTCGGCGAGGTCAGCAATGTCCGCCTCGAGCGAGGCAAGTTGATCGGCACGGCGCGGCTCTCGGCTCATTCTCCAATGGCACAGCGCATCGCCGCAGAGCTTGGCGACGGAACGAAATACGGCGTCTCGATCGGCTACAGCGTGTCGGCCTGGGCCGAGCAAATGAACCCCACCACCAAACGGCGCGAGAAGCGGGCGACGGCCTTCAACGTGCTCGAAGCTTCACTCGTCGCCGTGCCGGCCGATCAGGCCGCTACAACTCGGAGTCTTCCAATGCCTGAAGCGAACGCAAAAACCGAACCCACGCCGGCGGCGGCCACTGTACCGGCCACGACGGAGCCCACCACCATGACGCGCGCTGCCATTAACGTCGAGATCCGCAGCATCGCTCGCACCGCGGGATTGGATCAGGCATGGATCGATCGGCAGATCGACGCCGACGCCAGTCTCGATCAAGTCCGCGCCGCCGCGTTGTCGGCGATGTCGGAGCGATCGTCCGCAGCGGCTTCAATCCGCAACACGGGCGCCGTCATCATCAACGATCACACCGATCCGGTGGCGATCCGCTCGGCTATGGCCGACGCTCTGGCTCACCGTATCGCACCGGCCGCCTGTAAGCTGGAAGGTCGATCGGTGGAGTTCCGCGGTCACCGTGTGCTGGATATGGTCGGTGACTTGGCCGCCGCTGCCGGCGAGCGCATCAACCTTCGCGACCAGGACGCGCTCCTGCAGCGAGCGGTCGGCGCTCATTCGACCAGCGACTTCCCGCTGTTGCTCGCCGATGCTGCGAACAAGGCGCTGCTCGCCAACTACCAGGTTGCGGCGCCGACCTATAGAAAGTGGGCGGCTCGCAAGCCGTTCTCCGACTTCCGCGATCACAGCTTCCTGCGCGTCGGCGATTTCCCGTCCTTCAAGGAGATCAACGAGGGCGGCGAGGTCAAGTACGGCACGATCAGCGAGAACGCGGAGAAGGTTCGGGCGAAGGAGTATGGTACCGGAATCGCCATCGGCCGCCGCGCGCTGATTAACGACGACCTTTCCGCGCTGTCGGACTTCTCAAGCATGATCGCCACCCGAGCGGCGGCTGACGAGAACGCTAAGGCCTACGCGGTCCTCGCGACCAACGCGGCGCTGTCGGACACGAAGGCGCTCTTCCATACCGATCACGCCAACCTCGCCAGCTCGCCTTCGACGATCGATACGACGAACGTCGCACTGGCGGTGGCGCAGCTTCGGGCACAGACAAGCCTCGATGGCCTGAAGCTCAATTTGCAACCTACCTATCTCATTTGCGGGCCGGCAAAGGAAGTCGCCGCCCGTCAGCTTCTCGCCGCGATCGTGGCCGCCAAGGCGTCGGATGTAAACGTTTGGTCAGGCTTCGCCGAGTTGGTGGTCGACGCGAACATCACCGGGAATGAGTGGTACATCTTCTCCGCTCCCGGTGTCGCGCCGACCGTCATCTACGGCTATGTCGCAGGCTCTGAAGGTCCGCAGGTCCGCACCGAACGTGACTTCGACACTCAGGCGATCAAGGTGGCCGCGTCGCTCGACTTCGCAGTCGGTGCGATTGACTTCCGCGGCGCCGTGAAAAACGCTGGCGCATAGCGATGTCGGTCGACGTCCTCCAGGCGCAGCTTGAGACGCTCCGTAAGGCTCGCGCCTCTGGTGTGCGGCGCGTGGAGGTTCGCTCGGCCGACAGCACCCAGATCGCGGAATACAAATCGGACGCCGAAATGGCCGCCGCGATCTCTGATCTCGAGCGACGGATCGCGGCCATGACCAACACCCGCGTCCGAACGTTCATGCCCTTCACCTCCAAAGGACTCTGACATGAAGAATTTTATCCAACCCGGAGACATCGTCCCGGTGACTGCGCCCGCCGATGTTGCATCCGGTGATCTTGTCGTCGTCGGCACGTTGTTCGGCGTCGCCACCGCCGACGCTGCGAACGGCGCTGTCGTCGAGATCAAAACCACTGGAATATTCGTGCTCCCGAAGACCAGCGCGCAAGCCTGGACGCAAGGCGCGAAGGTTTATTGGGACGCTGGGAATAGCGTTCTAACGACGACCGTCTCGACAAACTTATTTATTGGCAACGCCGTTGAGGGCGCCGACAATCCCTCGGCCACCGGCGTCGTTCGGCTCTCGATCTGACCTGATTTCGCGCGGAGCCTTTCTTGACGGCGACGCAGCCAGTCGAACAACGAAAAGCTGGCCTCCTCTTTCCGCGCGATGGCGTACTCAGTGAGGTCAAGGCCGGCAAGGCTGCAATTCATTCTCACGTGGCAGGATAGTCATGGCTGAAAGCGAAACCAAAGAGCGATTTAGCATCGAACCGGACGGCACGCGGGTTTGCCGCCTGCACGTACCGATGCGGGCGCATGGTGGACGAACCATTGATGTCGTTCGCCTCCGGCCGCCCAAATACAGAGACATCATGAGCTTTGGCGATCCCGCCGCAATGATCGTCTTTAACGGCGCGATCCTCCCGCACGAAGACATGGGGATTATCGAGAAATACCTCAACGCGTTGTTGCTCGATGACAAAGGCGAGGTGATCGATACGGGGCTCCTGGCTCAAGTCGACTACCGGGACGCTCTGGCGCTGAAGGATGCTGTCCTCAGTTTTTTCAAGGCGGCGGCGTAGGAGACATCTTCGACGCCGCTGACATTCTCGTTTTCGATCTCGGTTTCGATCCGTTCTCCGTGCAGGGGATGACCGTCACCGAAATCTTCAACTGGCTTGATCGCGCGATTGCGTTCAGGAAAAGGAAGTCCGCCAAGTGACCAGAGTGATCGAGGCAAAGGCCGTCATCACCGCCAAGGACGCGACGGGCGGAGTCTTCGATCATGTCGCGCGACGGCTTCGCAATCTGATGCATACGGCCGAAACGGCCAACCGCAGAGTGAACAGTGCGGCCATGCGCGCAGGTGGTGCAGGCAGAGCCGCGGCCGGTGTAGTAGGCGCGCGTGGGATGTCACGCCGCGAAGGCGGTGTATTCCCGCCGATCATCCCGCCGATTGGACTCGGTGTGCTTGGCCCCGCAGCGGCGGCCTATGGCGGCGTTCAGGCGGTCAAACGCTATGCCGACACCGACCTCGCGCTCACCCGCATCGGCATCACCGCGGACGCCACGAAAGAACAGATCGACGGCCTCAATAAGTCGGTCCGTGACCTGGCTTATGGCAGCGGCAAGTCCTTCGACGAAGTAACGAAGGGTCTCGAAAGCCTGGTCGCCGGCGGCCTCGATCTCGACAAAGCGATGCCGGCGCTACCTGCCATCGCCAAGACGGCTCAGGCGGCCGGCGCCGAAGTTCAAGACATGGCGACCACAACGCTGGCACTCAATCAGTCTCTCGGCATCTCGACCACCAAGATGCAATCCGCCTTCGACGTCTTGGTCACGTCAGGCAAGGCCGGAAAGTTCGAGCTGAAGGACATGGCCAGGTATATGGCCTCGATCGCACCGGCAGCGGCAGCGATCGGCCTCAAGGGCGAGGAAGGTTTGAAGCGCATTGTCGCGGTGCTGCAGACCATTCGCGCCGGTACCGGCTCAACGGAAGAAGCCGCGTCGTCCGTCCAGAACATCTTCGCCAAGATGGAGAGCGAGGAGACATCCAAGCGGTTCAAGAAGTTCGGTATCGACCTGCGCAAGGAGATGAAGGAGGCGCGTAAAGAAGGCAAAGACCTGCTGACCGTGTTTACCGAGCTGACCGAGAAAGCCACGAAGGGCGATCTGTCCAAGATCCCGCAGCTGTTCAGCGACATGGAGTTCGCTCGTGGCATGCGGGCGCTTCTGACCTTCAAGGACGTTTTCCAGGACGTGATGAATCGCGTCTCACACTCGGCCGGATCGGCGATGAAGGACTTTGACAAGGTCATGGAGCGCCCCCAGGCCGCGATCAACCGAATGGCCGAGAGCTTCGACCGGTTGAAAGAAAGCATCGGCAAGGCAATGGCTGCTGCCGGCGCCGCGAAGGCGATGGACTGGTTTTCCAGCAAACTTGAGGAAGGCGCTCGAATTAAAAGCCTGCCGGCGGCTGAGCGTGCGCAGTTTGAAGCCGATAAGCGCAAGCGCCAAATCATCGATCCGCAGATCCGCGAGCTGGACGATAAAATCAGGCAAAAGGAAGAGGCGGAGCGCAAAAAGACGGAGCCATCATGGTGGGAGAGGATGCGAGGCAAAAAGAAGCTCGATCCCCTTGAGGACCGTCTGCGCAACGACCCTCAGCTTCAAGAATGGCGGATGAAGCGGTTCAACCTCGATGCCGGCCGCGTCGCTCTGCATGGCGGGGAGATGCCGCCCATCTTTACCGACGACGAAGTCAAGAAGATGCGGGAGGCCGAGGCCGAGAAGGCCCGCGCCGCCGACAACGCGAAGCCTGAGCCGCTGCCGTCCGGCACTTCACGCATGATCCCCAGACCAGACCTGCGCGAACGGCCGAAGCGGCTGGAATTGCCGCCCGTGCAGGGCCTCGATGCCGGTCCTAGCAAGGTCGACGTTCAGGGAACGGTAGACGGCGAATTGAATGCCAAAATCACGATCGAGGACGGCACGGGGCTGCTGAAGATGAAAAGCGACCTTGAACGGGTCGTGAAGGTCGTCGGCTCGCTTCAAGGCGCCAGCAATGGACCTGGCTCTGCAGGTCACTCCTCCCCTGACGCGGGTGCGGCTTCGGCAGGATCGGCAGGTGCGCAATGAGCTGTGGAGGCTGCGCAGAGCGCGCCAAGGCAATCAGCACCGGCGTCAAGGCCCTCGTTCGCGGTGACGTCAGAACGGCGGCGGAGAGATCGCGGTTCGTCGTCAAATCAGCGGCGACCGACGCAGCATCCTCTCTCAGGATCAAGGTAAGCGCGGCTCGCGCCAGATTGGGGAGGCACAAATGACGCTCTCGATCCACTTCGACGCCTCATCGATCGTCCGCGCCAGCAACCTATTCCATGCCGCAGGCAAGGACGCGCCTAAGGCTCTCGTGCGAGCGATCAATCACACCGGCGACAAGGCCCGAACCCAGATGCGCCGAGTGCTCGTCAAGCAAACCGGCTTGCCCATGAAGACGATCCGAAAGGCCATCACATCGAAGAAGGCATCGTTCGCCGGTGGATCGTATGAGATCAAATCGGAGGGCGGCAACGTTCGTTTGAAATATTTCAAGCCGCGAGAGACCCGCAAGGGAGTAACTGCAGCGCCGTGGGGCAAGCGGCAACTTTATCCCGGCACCTTCATGAAAGGCGGCGCTTTCCCGAACCGTAAGGTGGTCGCGAAGTTCGACGGCCACGTCTATCGGCGACTCAACAAGTCGGGCACGAAAATCACGCAGAAGCGATCCGGTCTCTTCATCCCGACCGAGATGGTCACCGGCTCGTCCGGGGCCGCGTTCTATTCGACGCTCGATCGCGAACTGCCCAAGAGGATCGCGCACGAGCTGTTCAGGGTGATCGGATGACCAGCGCGACCGCAGCACAGCGAGGACGTGGCGAATGGGCAACACCGTTGCCGATCTGCCTCGCCCGCGTGGGTCCTTCCCAGCCGCCTGGGGGAGCGGGGACGCGTCAGCCCGAGATTTCACTCAGTGCATAAATTCCTAGAGGAGGTTTTTCATCATTGAAATGATTTGAGTTTTCTGAGTTGGCTCTTTCAGCAATGGGATCAATATCCTAATCAGGGCTTGATCCGCCGGCAACGATGCGAGTTATGCGATGGACAACGTGGTGACCGCGAAGCAATTGGCCGATCTGATCGGCATCACCACGGAGCACGTCCGGCGGCATCAGCAGGCTGGCGTCGTCTTCAAGACGGGGCGCGACAAGTATCTCCTCCGTGAGAGCATCCGTGGCTATTGCGAGCATTTGCGGGGCGTGGCCTCAGGCCGGGGTGGTGATTCTGCGGTTGCGACCTTGACCGCAGAGCGGGCAAGGCAGGCCCGGGAGCATGCCGACAACACCGCGCTGAAGAACGCCGCTCTCAGGAAGGAGCTTGTCCCAGCCACCGACGTCGTCCGAGGCTGGGCAGATATCCTAACCAAAGTGCGAGCGGCCTTGTTGGCGGTGCCTTCGAGGGTGTGGCAGCAGGCGCCGCACCTCACCGCCGAAGACAAAAATATAATCGACGCTGAACTGCGGCTCGCCCTGGCTGCCCTGGGAGAGGGCGAATGAGCGAGCGTCTGACACGCGCGGCGCTGCGATCGCTGATCCCGCCGCCCCGGCTACAGCTTTCCGAGTGGATCGAGCGAGAGATTTGCCTGCCAGACGATGTGTCGGCGCTTCCGGGACCTATTCGGCTCTACCCGTTCCAGCGTGGCATTGCCGACGCCATCAGCGACCCTGCGGTCGAGAGAATCACCGTCGTGAAGTCGGCGCGCATTGGCTACACCACGCTGCTGATCGGAACGCTTGCCGCTCACGTGGTCAACGAGCCGGCCGCGGTGCTGTTTGTTCTGCCGACCGCCGATGACTGCCGCAACTTCATGGTCAGCAACGTCGAGCCGACGTTTGAGGCTTCACCCTCCCTTGCCGGCAAGCTGTCAGGCGACCAGCCCGGCAAGAATGACAGAAATACCATGCTCTCGCGCCGCTTCCTGGGCGGCTCGCTCAAGATCGTGGCGGCGAAGGCACCTCGTAACCTTCGGGCCCACACCGCTCGCGTGCTGATCGTCGACGAAGCCGATGCCATGGAGGTTACGGCCGAGGGCTCGCCGATCATGCTGGCTGAGAAACGGACGCTCTCGTTTCCGGATCGGAAGATCATCGTCGGCTCGACGCCGGTGTTCGAGGATACCTCTCACGTCCTGCGCTCCTATGCCCGTTCGGATCAGCGGATCTTCGAGGTTTGCTGTCCGGAGTGCTCAGGCTTTCACGAGGTCGCATGGAAGGACATCCAGTGGCCGGAAGGTGAACCGGACAAGGCGGCCTGGTGCTGCCCGGGCTGTGGTGTGGTGATCGAGGAACGGCATAAGCCAGCGATGGTCACGGCGGGCCGGTGGCGCGCCACCGCTCCCGAGGTGAAGGGGCACGCAGGTTTTCGGATTAACGCACTGGTGAGCCCGCTGGCGAACGCGTCGTGGCGAAAACTGGCAGCCGAATTCCTGCAGAGCAAAGACGACCCCGCGACACTGCAGACGTTCGTCAACACGATCCTGGCCGAGGGGTGGCGCGAGGCCGGCGAAGAGCTGGACGACAGCGCCCTTGCAGAGCGCGCTGAGAACTTCTCCCTCAATGACCTGCCCATGAACGTGCTGATGATCACGGCAGGCGTCGACGTGCAGCGCGACCGACTGGAGATCACCTTCATCGGCTGGGACAGCGGCGGGGCCGCGTACGTCCTGGGCCATCGCATCATCTGGGGACTGCCGACGGACGATCTGACCTGGCGCGATCTGGACGATCTGCTGAAGGAGCGCTTCCGCCATCCTTTCGGAGGATCGCTCGGCATCGAAGCTGCGGCCATCGATAGCGGCGACGGCGAGACGATGGAGCGCGTGTATCGCTTCTGCTTCCCCCGCGCACGCCGTCGGATCATGGCCATCAAGGGCGTCGCCGGGAATCGGCCGTGGATCGAGAGATCGAAGCAGAAGATCCAGGGCGGATGGCTGTGGATCGTCGGCATCGATGGAATCAAGTCACATCTGATCGCGCGGCTATCCCGCAGCGGGAACGTCCGGTTCTCGAACAGCTTGTCGGCCGCTTGGTATGAGCAGCTGGCCTCCGAGCGTGTGGTGGTGCGCTACAATCGGGGCCAACCCATGCGCCGGTTCGAACGGATCCCCGGCCGCCAGGCGGAAGCCCTCGACACCGTCGTCTACGCCATCGCCGCCCGGCAGCAGGTCAACGTCAACTGGTCCGCGCGCGAAGAGCAGCTTCGCAATCCCATCGTAGCCGAGCAAGTCGCGCAAAGACCGCGCGTTGTGCAGTCAGACTGGATGGCCCGCTGATGCTGATGCGAACGCCAGGGCCCGAGGACAAATTGCCGGATTTTCCGGCAATAAGAATTGCGCCCAAGAAGAAGCGCTTCAAAGTCAACAAGGATCGCCGGGCGCATATCGTGCGCGTGGTGACATCCATCCTTGCTGGCGGTGAGCCCACGCGGTTCGCCTTCGAGGCGACATGTCGGCACGCCGTGAGGTCGCGTCTGTGCCTCAACGGCTGGTCATGGGCGGCGGCAGACGACCTGGCGGCGGACGTCGTGAAGGACGCGCTCAGGCGGCTCGGCGCGAGGCGGCCGACGTGGAAAGAGGGCCAGCCGGAGTGGGCGCAGGATGGGTTCGCGCCGATCCTCCGAACGCGCTGCATCCGTTGCCATCGCACCCTAGAGGGCGAACGATGGAAATTTTGTAGCGAGCTTTGTGACCAGTCGCATCGAGCTTTGATCTATCGAATTCGCGATGCCGAGCAGTTGGCGGCCTACGATATCGTTGCGAAGGGCGTGACCAGCTTAACCAGCGCGCGAGGTCCCAATGCGATTTGATGACCTTCGGGGGAGCGCGTGCGAGTGGTGCGGCAAGCCGCTCCCGGACAGTGGCAGGATCGACAAGGTATATTGTAATAACCGATGCTTTCACCAGCACGTGGGGGCGCTCAATCGCGAAGCCCTTCGAGAATCCAAGCGGGGGCGGATCTGCATCGTTTGCCAAAAGCCAATCTCCGTGGAGCTGAAGGCGGGGGCTGTATATTGCGGCGACGTGTGCGGCCGGAGGTTCAGGGGCAGGAGATCCCGGTCCCGTGAACGCGATGCTGTTCGAGCCTCCCGGGCCGATCGGACTTGTATTGTCTGCAAAGATCCGATGCCGGTTGAGCGGCCTAAGAACGCTCTGTATTGCGCGTCATGCAGACGTCGGAGGATCAACGAATTCCGAAAGCTCGCTCATGCACGTGATAGACTGCGGGCGGCGAGCAGCAAGGATGTGAACCATGACAACGCCGTTCGATGATCTTGCTGCTATGCTCTCGGACACCGTGAACGACTGCTTCGGCGAGACGTTTCGGTTCGAGGCGTTCAAGCCCGTCGATGACGTCGACCTGCCGACGGTTGCGGATGCTACCCGGCCAACGTTCGAGGCCGTCGGCATCTGGGCTGATCAGTCATCCTCCGAGCTGCCGCATGCCAGAATGGGGCCGGATCGTCGCGCACACGGATGGACTGCCGGGCACCCGACGGTGCTGATGGCAGACGCAAGGATGCCATGGCGTCCCCGAGCAGGCGATCAGATCACGCGGCTCGCAGACGGCACCGTCTACCGGATCAGTAAGCCGCCTCGGCCTGATGGGATGGGCCACACCACGATTCCGCTCACGGATAGGAAGCGGTGACGACTAAGCCGGTGGACGCCCGCTAGGCGTCCACCAAAGCCACCCGCTCGAGGCGGGTTTTAATCATCTGGTTGATTTGTCGAGTTGAGTCAGTAACCCGTATCTGCGCCTTGATGGCCGCGAGCGAAAACTCTTTGAGCAAAGGCACAAATGACGCGTTGACGAACGACGAAGTCGCGGTCTGAACCTTACTGAACGACACAACGAAGGGTTCTCCGGCCGCCATGGCTGATCGAAGGTGAGGCAACACGTTGGCCCCTTGGTCGGCGGTATTTGCACCGGCCACGAGATCGTGAATCTGAATTGTTACCATTCCAGCTCCTCTCTCTCTTCCGGAAGTTCCTCGATTAGATCCGTACGAAGGTTAATATCTATGGTCGTTCCCGGACTAAAACCTGCAGTTTTAAGGGCCCGATGTTCAATTTTACCTGATCCGTTACGGTAGAACGTCACCATCGCATAACCGGTGTATATAGTCACCTGTCCGGCATTGGTTCCAATGACAACTTTTAGCAGTAGATCAAGGCCCAATCCCGCATTCCCGGGGATGGATTTGGTAGTGAATCCTTCCTGAACGGCCAAAAGGACGGTATCAGGGTCAGGAAGCCCTGGCCGCACTTCTCGGACCTTGGCGGGGATACCCAACCCAAAATCCGCCAACGAAATGTTGATCCGATCCTGCCTGGGATAGTGCTGCACGAAGATGCTGCCGATATCCAACCGGGTGTGTTCCCGAATGTTGTTGAACAGCTCGGATAGACATGTTTTGAGATCATAAAACGAGGCTTGTGTCTTCCCGACTCTACTTGAGAGCCACGGCAGGAATGTGTGCTCCAACCAGTCGTGGCTTTGATTGGGGGCAATACGCTGCAACGGAATGGTCGTCTCTCGCGGGCACGAATTTTCCCGAACTTTGGCGCCGCAGTGTTGTTCGAAAAAGCGGGAGTCGTCGAGATACCGCAGGGCCCCTACGTTTTTGTCGATGCTCGTCAGGCGCACAACGGTTCCATTTTGATGAAGCCACCAAATTAGGTTGCTGAGAAAAACCACTCCTGCCGGCTGAATGAAGTTTAGCCTCTGAAAATCCAGGACGAGATTTGAGGGAAGCCCGCTTGGGCAGCCCGAGGCAATCGACTCGGCTAAAGTAGAAAGAGTAGCGCCTTCAAATTTTGTAGGGATGAAAAAGCTCGGTACTGTCGCAGAATCATTCATCCGGCGACTTTACGGCAAGAGGTTCATTTGACGAAAGATCCCGAAAGCTACCGCTCCGCCTCAACCCGCTCCGGCGGGTTTTTATTGGAAGGTCGCAAAAAGGCCCGCCGGAGTTGGAGGCCACAGCGGGCCAATTCGGGTCCGGGATCGATGGGTGCGGAGCTCCCGTCCGGTGAATCAATGCCGCACGCGGGAGAGCGTTCCTCAATCCTTCAATAGTGAGACGTTTGGGCGCCGGGGTTTTGAACCCCTAGTTGCGATTATTTTTTTTGTGCGGAAAGTTGGGAAATCCCATGTTAGCGGGAAAATCGGAGCGTCTTCAGCTCTGTGCAGGCGCGAGCCATTCACCCGCCCAAGTCATTCCACTGTGAGATGTCTGCCGGTAAAATCTCCGAGGCTTTGAAGCCGAGCTCTTTGTCGTAAGAGCCGCTATAGAGGTTTGAAGCATCACTGGAGATGAACCCGCCTCCGTATCCGAGGGGCCTATCGTTGAAGAGTACTTCGGTAGTAGGAGGCTGCCCTGGCGTGCACGGGCGGATTGTAAACGTGCCGCGCGATGTCCAGTGCGTAATCTTCGGCGCTGGATCATCGCCATTCCAGTACCAAAACTGCTTGGCTTTCCGCTCTAGGTCCGCACTTGAAAGTCCCGGCGTGTTCATCGACCCTTACCTTCAGCCCTCGCTCATTTGTCGAAGGGCGGTGACCGCTTGATGGCATAGCCTTTACTGGAAAGATAATCGCGCATTATAAAATCGACCGCCTCGGCTCGAAAATGCATCTTGTTTCCAGCTTTCGCCTGATCCGCCATGAACTGTTCGAGATCGAATTCTCGTATGTTGTAAAAGACGCTTTCTAGGGCTTCAGTCGTGGCCTGCATACGCGTTGCGAGCGCCTGAATGCCCAGGGCGTTCAACACTTCTTCGAAGGTATACTCGAGCCTCGCGACAATCTCAGCGTTCAGTGATCGCCCGTTCTGTTCCGCCTCAGCCTTCAGAGCATCGCGCATCCCTTCCGGAAAGCGGACAATATACTGATCCAACTTTCGGCTCTTTGACTTCTGGGCCATCCGGATTCTCCTGACTGGAGTATATCGCACTAGGCGATAAAGTCCCTTGACTCAATTATCGCACTAGGCGATAAGGTTAATCGTTATCGCATTAGGCGATATCGGAGACCTTTTATGTCAAGAGCCGACCCGCAGGTAGCTGTGCGCCTGCCGCCCGATGTCAAAGCCTTCATCCAGGCCGAGGCCCGGGAAAACTCCAGTTCTCAAAACTCAGAGATTGTCCGCGCCATTCGGGAGCGGATGAAAGCAAAAGGCCCGGCCAGCGTTGGAGCGCTGCCGAGCCATGGTTCCAGCCAAACCCACGAAGGTAAAGCCAATGAACTCATCAGAGAATAGCACACCAAATCGCAGTCGCGCAATCAGAACCGTTGCCGAGCCGCTTCGCGCACTCACCGAGTTCACCACGCTGCCGCACGGCCATATGACTTTCCGGATCGAGGAGGACGGCTCCGAACCGCACCTCAAGGAAGGCGAATACGCTGTCATCGACATGACGGACCGCAGCGTCCAGAACGGCGAACTTTTTCTGATCCAGTACCAGAGCGGCAACCGGGCGCGGCGTATCGTTCAGGTTAAATCGACGATGACGCAAATCACTCCGCCCCCGTCGCCAAAACGGCTGGTGTGGTGGTGCTGCAGTCTGCGAGGCTTCCGGCCGCTTCATATCCCGCCGGCCGGTTCGGGAGGAATCCCCGAATACACGGGCTTATCTGACGGGCCATATCTGGCCGAGGGCTTAGAGAAGAAGTTGCTCGGCCGGGTTGTCGGCTATTCAACACGGTCGCTGAGCAAGGCTCTCTCTCAAGCTGCAGGCTATGAAGACGAAGACATCGGCAACGCTCAATTCGATGCCGGAGAATACATCGATGTGCTGACGCGCTGCGGTTACAGGCTCGTGGTGGAGCGTGACTATTACTGGGAGCATCTGCCCGATCGCGCCCTGACCAAAGAAGAAGACGCCGCCGTGACCGAGGTGCGGTGGAAATACTGCAGAGCTTCCAAAGCGCTGCAACTCCTAAAGGACGAATGCGAACGGCGAGGACTGGTCGCATGATCATCGTTCCCCCGCGCCCCGTCGAGGCGATTGACTTGGTCGACGAAGTCATCGCGGCGGTCCAAACCATCCACGTTGCATTGAACGCACCGGACATGATCGACGACGACGCGCTTCGTAGTCTGGTGGTGGCCCACGAAGATGTGCTCCGAAAACTGATCCCTATAAGGGAAATGATCAATGAGCAGCATGCGCGCTCATAATCCCGGCCACGCAACGTTAGACGGGTTTCCGGGCAACCCGTCTAACGCGCTCGCTCGATACGATGAGCTGATGACGGAGGCGGAAGTCTGCCGCCGCTACGCCCATCTGGTAAGCGAGAAGGAGTTGCGGTGCGCGAGGCAGCGCGGAGAGATTCCCTTCTACAGCGGCAAGCGCGGGATGGTGCTGTATCACCCCGACGCCATCGCCAGCTATCTGCAACGAAAGGAAAGCCCGTGTCGTCGAGAATGTGGGAGTACGGCGGCTACTGGATCGGATCTGCGAACAACACCTCAAAGCTCTACGCCTATTGGTATGACAAGCGAACAGGCGCAACTCGTCGCCGAACGCTTGGGACAGAAATACTCTCCGAAGCGCAAGAAAAGCTCATCGAGCTTGTCGGAGAATCTCGGCTCGACGGAAGCAAATCTCCGAGTAGTGTCATGATCCGCGTTGCGCTGGACCACTACTACGAGAACGACGCCAAGAATAAGCCGTCCGCAGATCAGGCTTTCAGAGCCATTGTCTTGGTCAACGAATATCTGTCGGAGAAGATCGTGCCGATGGCTGCGGTGTCGGCATTCGGGCCGCTGAGGCAGAAAGAGTTTATGCTGTGGTGTGCGTCGAAGCACAGCCATACAGCCGGCACCATCGCGCGCAATCTCGCCGTCGTGTCTGCAGCCTTCCGGTTCGGTCGACGTCTGTCCGTCGTAAGGGATGGCTTCGGCAACGAGCATGAAATCCAACTTCTCGAGTCTGCTCCCGACATCGTCACCCAGCCCAAGCGCGTGGCCGAGCTTACATCGCTGGCACCATCGGCGCCGCGCGACTGGCTTCCCAGCTTCCAGCAACTCGGGCAATTCATCGATGCGATCGACAGGCGGCAAGAAAACCTCTTCCGCTTCGTGATCTTGGCGCTGAACACCTGGGCGCGACCGGAGGCTGTTTTAGATTTCCGACCTTCCGTGCAGGTCAATCGAGAGTTCGGGACGCTGAACCTCAACCCGCCGGGTCGCAGGCAGACCAAGAAATATCGCCCCACGATTCGGCTCACAGACAATCTGACCGGCTGGCTGGATGAGTGGGGCGAAGGTGCGCCGATGATTTGGGACGGCAAGCCGGTCACGACCATGAAGCGGACCTTCAAACGACTGGCCGTCGACTGCGGGATGGATCGCTTCACGCAAGACACCCTCCGCCACTTCATGGCGACGTACGTTCGCAGGTCAAAAAACCCGCCAGTGTCACAAGAACAGCGAGATATGTGGCTCGGTCACGACGAGAGCCGGACGGCCAATTGGTACGAGCACAATGACCCGGACTACCTGTCCGAGGCCATGCAAGCCACCGACAATATCATCCGGGACCTGCAGGCGTACTGCTCCCGTTCTCTGTTTTCGTGCAAGGGACGTGCAAAAGCGCCGCTCCGCGCAATCAAAGGAGGTCGCGATGTCGCATAA